ATTTAATCATTTTGGCATTACCTGTTGTATCAGCACCGGTGCCGCGCAGAGTACCTGACAGAATCGGTGTTGATCCAGTACAATAAAAAATTGCGGCGAGGCTGCCTGTAACTTTTGCTTCGCGGCCAGCGCCACCGCCGCCGGCGGCACCAGAAGGGGCGATAAATAAGCCATAAGCTCCAATACCAGCGTCGTCAGAGGAAAGAAGGCCCGGGGACCATCCTGCGGCGCCCAGGGCTTTCGTTGTGCCGGCATTGGCATCTTGAGAGCCTAGTAAGCGCACAAAGGTAATTGGGCCATTGTTGGCTAAATATGCTTTTGCTGCATATGTTGCGTACATAGGGCTAGTAAAGTTGCCATTTCTCCAGACATCGATAGATGTACCACCAGGGACGGTATCGCCAAATATTTTAACAAAATCACTGTAAGTTTCGACAACTGTTGGCGTGTAGGCTGGCCCTGTAGCGGATCGTCCAATAATAACGGGCCCGCGGGCCACATTTCCTAAGTTTGGTACTTGAGATTGATCAACTTCTGTTATGAAGACTCCGGGTGAAACGAAGCGGTATTTATCTGCCGGCATTATTAATTCTCCTTTAAAGCTCTAGTGTGCAATTAGCTATAATAAATAGTAAATAAATAATCGAAAAGAATTTTATCAGGATTTATAAAAGCTATCCTTGTTCGTAGGGTTTGGTACTTCAAACACAACGCGTTCTCGGCCCATCTTAAATTCAACCGCATTTTGGGTCTTGGTGATTTTGGGAAGTGTTTCATTTGGGCCGGCGCCATGGATATAACCCAACACTCTTAAATTGACCGTCATTTTAAAAGTTCTCTCATCTTCATTCAAAGACGAAATGGTGTTATCGGCCGCATAGTCAGAATCTACAAATCCCTCATAAGAATGTCCATTCCGATTTACTACAATATAATTTGAAGCATTTGTAGCATCAATTAAGTAAGCCACAATATCATTCATTTGCTGTTGATATTCGGTAAAACATTCAATTTCATAATTCATTTCCATATAACATGGCGCTGGAATTGTTATTGTCTCATATACTACTTTTTTATTAGTTCGTTTAGCTCCCTCGACTCCATTCGCATTCTTACTCTGACGATATGCATCGGCAACCGCAAATTTATTTGTATCATTTTGTGCGATACGACGAGCGATAACGAGATCTGATTGTCCAATTTCACGCAATCGATCGAGTGGAGAATAAACCTTCCCGCGTTTGACGCGATCTTTTGTGAGTCCTTTTCGCTCAATAGTAATTGTGGGATAAATTACACTTCCCAGATCATCACTTTTCATTATAAAAGTCTCATCATCTGTCCAATTTCTATCTTTTCTATTAAACGCGCGCTCGATGCCGACCCATGAAATTGGCACTGTTCTAAAGCCTTCGTTCGAATTAGTTGAAATATTCAAATTTTGAAAAAAATCATAAACAGCAAAATCAATATTTTCTAATGTAGACGGCATGAAAACTTGTTCTTCAATCCTGCCAGGTTTATCTACACCAGTATATGAATAATCAATATCTTTTCTTTTATCTACCATCAAAAAGTCCCTTTCTGGCCCTAACACACTTGGCGCTTACTTCAAATCTATGATCGGGTTGTCCAAATAATTGAGTTGGCTCATTTAAAGTTACAACTTCATAAAATAAATTGCTATACAAAATAAAATCACCTTCACGAACAAATATATCTTGATCTTCGGCGAGTCTTCTTTTATGAAAATGAACGGAAACAGAAGTTATAACATCCAAACCATATTTATCGGCTGTCGTCTTGAGCCCTTCCCAATCAATCAACGCAAAAACTCGAACAGGGGGCAAAAAAGTTTTTTCAATTGCCTCGCCATATAAAGGATGATAAGAGGTGCTTATCACATCAATTGCATAATAGACAATTTGTTGCCCGATGACGCGCTCAATTAACTCATCATTAACTTGCTTTACTAAGTCGCGTTCTTTCTTATTTAGAAATAAAGGTGGCGGGGGGGCAGCCGGCTGCGACCACTTATTATCATCATTATGTGCCATTCATCTATTACCCCACATACACACCATATGGGATGGTTTTTAATATATTATTGGTTGCTTCAGTAAGACTAGCCTGGTCTTCTGTAATTTGAATGTACGTCATCTCTGAAAGAATAGTCTTAAGTTCCTCTCTTAATTTTTCTTGTTCTTCTTTGGATTGGCTCGCCAGATCGGCCGCGTTTAAAGTAACTGATTGTCCAGGAATGGGAATGGTTGTAAACTTACCTCTTACCTGCGCTAGCATTTCTTTGGCCAATGATAGACAAAAACGTCGGATCCACTGTTTGCCAATAGAGTTAATATTTTTATATGGAATATTAGCAAATGGCAACGTATTCATATTGTTGACACCGCCAATTCCAGTATCTACACTACCGGTAGACTCTGTCCAAGGATCACTTTTAATTGTGAAGTCCACCCAGAATCTCTTGGGCGAATAATCGCCTGGTCTGGGAAATATTCTTAATTTATTGTCTTTTAGCTCAAAAGAATAATGAGAATTACGAGTATAAATCGCATCTTCATACGCTATAGATTGAAGCTTATTTTGCCACGGAGGAATAACTTCGAAGGTAGCATCATCGGCATACATACCATATGTTGACATATTTCCGATGGCGTTAATGCCTCCATAATACCCATAAAAACGCCACATAGCATGAGGGGTTTTATAATAAACTCGACGGATGGTAACACGGTTATTCCCCACTTTTTGATAAAAAGAGGAATTAGTATCATTTAAAGAAGATGATGCTAAAATTGCTTGAAGATTATAATCTTGCTTACCCGATATAGTTCTAAGTGAGCCAGAATAAATCGGTTCCGTGCCGCCTAGGCCGGCCTCTGTAATAGTCCGATCGCTAACACGCTTTACATATCCAAATTCAAATTTAGGATATTTTAAACTGGCGCTTAGTGCAGCGACAGAAGCTTCTTTTATTTCGCCGTCATGATCAAAAGTACCGGTCGTGGCTCCTAGCGCCGTTCCAAGTGTATTTTTTGCCTGATGGATGTTGACAATATAAGAATATTCTAAAACAGCCTCTTCATACGCAGTAAAAACTTGTTTTTGAGTTATTTCAACATCTAGGACATCACCACCAAGTTTTCGATAAACAAAGTTTACTTGTTCGGCTGCGCCCGAGACAAAGTCTGTATTATTTACGTATATACCGTAGGGATAACTAGTAGCAACAGCGGCCAATGTTAGAGAACCCGTCTCTGGCAACGTAATTGCGGGTGTTGTGGCTATAGGTGTTAATACAGGCAAAGCCATTCATTTGATCTCCTTAACTTACTATATAAATAGTATCTGTTGGGAGTATCAATCTTTTTTAGCTGGTTTTGTTGTTCTCTTTGCTACAGATTTTAAAACTGCCTTTTTTGCAGGAGCATTTTTTGCAGGGCCGGGCACACTTTTTTTTGGTGCCTCAACAACTGGCGTAGGGGGCGCCACAACTGGTGGCGTTTTAACAACTTCAGCAACCGGTGCAGATGATCTTGCGGCTTGTTTAAGCGCTAATTTCATTCTCTTTTTCTTTCTACCCATATCGAATCTCCATTAGATTTATAGTAAATAGTTGACTATAAAGTAAAAATCTTAAAAATTGACCGCAAAAAAAAATTGGCCAATTGAGTTTTCGTAAAAAAAACCCCGCCAAGAGAAAACTCAAGGCGGGGCATATCAAACTACGCTAAATATTGTTAGCTGCCAGACTCACCAAGGAGGCCGCGCACAACAACAAGGCCGTACATATCAGGTCGGACCATCTTCTTAGCATAACGAGTCATCACGCCCTTACGGGGCACGAAGTCCTCGGTACCGAAGATCGTCGGAGTGACCTGGAGAGGTACGTACGGAGCGTACACATAACCGCTTTCAAGGAAACTGCCACCCTTACGGCCGACAAGAACCAAGTTACGCGGGAAGTACGGATCAACCCAGAGGTCCCATTTCTTGGAAATTGAACCAACGTTGACAGCACCAACAGTACCACGATCATCATCTGCCGTAACACTAGCACGGAACCCAGCAGTAAACTCAAGGATATTAGCAACTTCTGGTGAGGTCACCAAGAAGTTTGCTCCACCACGTAGAGTCTTTCTGTGAATCTGAGCACTTACGTCGTTAACAGTTTCGATGAGTGTCTCATACCACTCACTAACTGTACCGGTGAAGTCAGGAGCAGCAGCGCTAGCTCCAACTTCCGCGCCCGTAGTACGATCAACAAACAAGCCAGGCGAACGTGACCAGTAATACGTACCAGCTGTAGCACCTTGAATGAGATCGTTGACAATCTCTCGATCAATTTCAAGAGCAATCTGCTCAGAAAGGATCTGAGTAAGTTCAACCTCCGCATCAAGATTGTGGTAAGCGTTCAGGTCTTGACCTAATTCTGGAGACCATTTGGCCTTCAGTTTCTTGGTCATCGCCGTGACAGCTACCGAATCAACTTTGATATCAATTTCTGGCATCACGTTCTTGGTTTGTCCATCAAAAGTATTATCAGGAACATTACCAGCACCCTCCAACGGGAAGATATCGCCGACAACAGCACCAATGGCACTGGCATCATCGTAATCATCCGCAACGGGATAAGTTAGGGCAATTGTACCAGAGAGAGCAGTCAAATTAGCTGCAGGACCGTACAGAGTAACAACGAGCCTTTCAACCCCACCCACAGTAACAAGTTTAGTCAAACGACGAACAAGTTTAAGACCTGTATTGGCCGCGGGTGCGGCCGTCGCCCCCGCGGACAGGAAACCATTAATCGCTGAAGCCGAAATGGCAATCAGATTTTTACGATTAAGCGGCCCGGCTCCAACGCCAGGTGTTTCGCTACCGGGGACACTACACGTTAACTGCAAATAAGTATTGGTGCTATCACCAAGAACATCCGGATCATAACGAAGAGAAGCCAACTGTGCGGCGCCTGCGGCGGTAGCACCGAGAGATGCCAGAAGCGCCTGCGTTGTACTAGCTGTTATCGGAGCCCAGCCAGACTGGCCGGCCGAAGCGGTTAGGCCCGCGCCCGCCGTTACAGAAGTACTCGCAACACCCACCGAACCAGTCGGTGAAGAATAACCCGTCTGAAGCATGTAGAAACCACCACCTTCTTCAGTAAGGTCGGTGACACCACCAGTCAATTCACTAGCAACCACACCACCGCCGTACAGTGATTCACCAATCTCAAGGCCTTCTCGCCTATCCGTGTAAGTGAAGTCCATGAAGAAGATGAGACCTGACGGGAGGCTCATCGGCTGAACCGAAACGAGATCGTTTGCGATCAAACCACCGAAAACTCTGCGGACGAGGGGAAACGCAACTGATGCGAAACCTTGAACGTCACCACCGGCCATTGAAGAGGCCTCTTTAAGTAACTGAGCCGCCTGGTTTTCGAGCAAGCGAGCCATACCATTCTTGGAGCTATCGCTATCGAGACCTTCCAAAAGACCAGTACGTTCCCATTTTTCAATTAGGGCAGCACCTTCTTTAGCAAGGGATCGACCAACGATGCCTTCTGTTAATTTTTTTAAAACTGACATGTTTAAATCTCCTTATATTATTTTTTGTTTAAGCCAGCCAAAACTTTCCATCTATCTGTAGATGAATCATTTTGAGTTTTTTGATCTTCCCTACCGCGCTTGCGATGAGAAAGGATCAGCGTTGAAGTAGTTTTGTTCATGGCCTCGCTCAACGATTCTGGCTTCTTATTCTTAATGGTGCTGCCCGTTGCGCTTCGAAGGGTTTCATAAATTACTTTCGCTTCTTCAACATTTTCAGAGTTTGATAACGCCTCGACAATTTTATTTTTTTGTCGCTCATTCAACGAGTCGGTCATCAAAACTTTGTTTGTATATAATAGTTTAGCGTTCGCCAAATTTGTTTCATCTAGCTTGTTTTTCAAACCAGTGGCGATATCTACTAATTCTTTCTTGTCGACATTAAGGTTGTTAATGTCTTTTTCTAATTTACTATAGGATTCTTGTAACTTTTTAAGAGCTTTGACTTTTGCTTCGTGTTCCTCACGAACTTGTGAATCTTGAAGCATGGCTAAAAGCTCTTCTTGTGCTACTTGGAAATGTGCATCCGGCACGTTCATCCATCCAGATTTTTCTGATCTTGGATCGATATCAACGTCAAGAGATTCCTCGACGATTTCGTCCGAGGCCTCTTCTTTGCTCGCTGCTGATTCTTTAAGGCCGGGCTCGGCGCTGGCTACATAAGGGCGAGCTTCACTTCCGGGAACTGCCGCAACTGTAGTTGCTTCAGCCGTTTCCTCTTCGGTCGAATCATCAAAAAAGCTATAATCTTCACCAAGCATTCCCATAAGTTCCTCTAAAAGATCTTCTTCTAGTGTAACTTCTTCAGAGCCATCTTCATCTAAAATCTCTTCCAGCGTATTATTATCTAATTCTAGATTCTCCGGTAAAATACCTCCAAGATCAGTTTCCTGTTCTTCATCTTCCATTTCTTCGTGTCCGATCATTTCAGCGTCAGGTAACGCAGGGCTTGGTTCCTGTAAGGCGTTTAAGTCAGCTTCTAAATTCTGTAAATCGATCTCTACTTTGTAAGTCTCATCGGGGCAAGGACACATATCTGCGCCTTCAGCATTGGCAAGCGGTGCTTCGATTTCTTCTCCTTCGGGAGACCCTCCTGCTTCCAAGGCCGCGGCCTCTAATTCTTCGACGTCTTCGTCTTCCTCATACAGAGGCACATCTTCTTCTAGAATTTGTTCTACCGCTTCTTTTATTTGGCTAGAAAATTTATCTAAAATGGTAGCTTCGGCATTGCGCATTGCCACCTCTTTTAAAGCCTTGGCATCAACAATCGCCTGATCCAGCAAGTTTGACATTTATAAACTCCTTAAACTTAAGTTTCTAGAGTAAATAGTATATATATCATCTAAATGACAAAAGTGTATTTTATAAAGTATTAACACCAGAACCAGAGATATAGTTTGCCGGCATGCGGGCGGCAGGGATGTTTGTTAATTCAGCAAATATTTGAAAAGACGCGATCGCGGCTTTAGCAGTACCATCAACAATACCAATGGTTCCGACAGTAATATGATCAGTTTTTACAGTCGTTGTAAATGAGGCGTCAGCGTTCGCAGGATTGGCACCAGACATATAAGAAATAATGTACGCATGTGCCTGTGAATATTGTAGTGGGGGTGCCGTCGCGTCGGCAAGATATTTTGGTGAAGAAGAATCAACGTTAAAATCATTGTTGCCGGCGCGGACGGTACCAGCTCCAGTTTTTGGCTCCCCAAAGAAAATGAATATAGGATCAGTAGTAGTTT